GTGTCTAGCAACTGTCCTGTTATTGAGACAGGCGCTGAAAACGGTGCTTCATCTCTTGATACTCGTGGTTGCTTGTTCTTCCACAAAGACGCTCTCGTTATGGCAGAGCAACTTGCTGTACGTTCTCAGACTCAGTACAAGCAGGAATACCTGTCTACGCTGTTTACGTCTGACACGCTGTACGGTGTTGAGACTTACCGTCCGGAAGCAGGATTTATCCTCGCTGTCGCTGACGAGTAAAGTTCTACGGGGGTCGCAATGGCCCCCTTTTATTTAAGTGCTTGTGTACGAGTTTTTAAATAAAAGATATATAACGGATAGGAAAGCCTTATGTCTAACTACGTAAAATCTACAAATTTTACTGCTAAGGATTCTTTGCCTTCAGGTGACGCTAACAAGGTTATCCGTGGCTCAGAGTTTGATACTGAATTTGACGCTCTTGCTACAGCGGTAACTACCAAAGCAGACCTTGCTGGCCCTACGTTTACTGGTACGGCTACGTTTGCTGATGTTAATGTGTCTGGAACTGTTACCGCAGGAACTATTGATCTCAACGGCGGTGCGCTAGATAACGTAACTATTGGTGGATCAACACCCGCCGCAGGAACATTTACTTCTCTTACTGCTACAGGAACTGTTAATCTTTCTGGTCTTAGTGTTACATTTTCTCAGCTTGACGCTGGAGCAGTTACTTTATCTTCTGAAACTTTTTCAGATGTAGACAATCAAATTCCAACTAATGCGGCAGTAATTGACTACCTTGCTGGTGCTATTCCGGGCATTGCAGAAGTAAACGATCTTACTGCTGTTGTAACGTGGGCTGACGTACCTGACGCAAACATTACACAGTCTTCTGTTACTCAACATCAGGCGGCACTTTCTATAGCCGCAAGCCAGCTTAGTGATGTTACTGCCACAGCCACAGAGCTTAACTACGTTGACGGTGTTACGTCCAACATACAAACGCAGATTGACAGTATTAACCCAAGCCCAACGGTGACTGCTACGGCATCGGGAGCCCTGACAAACGGTGACACGGTTGTCGTAAACAGTGACGGCACGGTCAGTGTCGTTTCCCCTACTGGTATTAGTGTTTCGGAGACGATTGGCACGGCTACATTGTTTGAAAGCGCAGATAGCTATGATATTTCTATTGCTTATGACGCTAACGCGCAAAAAGTAGTAATTGTTTATGTAGATAGCGGCAACTCATATTATGGCACTGCTGTTGTTGGCACTGTAAGCGGAACGTCTATTAGCTTTGGCACTCCCGTTGTTTTTGAAAGTGCAACTATATCATATACTGCCGTTACTTATGATTCTAATGCTCAAAAAGTAGTGATTGCTTATCGGGATTCTGGCAATTCTAACTACGGCACTGCCATCGTTGGAACAGTTAGCGGAACGTCAATTAGTTTTGGTTCTGCTACCGTGTTTGAAAGTGCAAATAGCACTCATCAGTCTATTGCTTACGATACTAATGCGCAAAAGGTTGTAATTGCCTATAAAGATGAGGGTAATTCTAGCTACGGCACTGCTATCGTCGGCACTGTAAGTGGCACTTCGATTAGCTTTGGTACTGCTGTTGTTTTTGAGAGTGCAAATAGCGATCATATTTGGGCGGTTTATGATTCTAATGCGCAAAAAATTGTGATTTCTTACAGGGATATTGGAAACTCTTATAACGGAACGGCCATCGTTGGAACGGTCAGTGGCACTTCAATTAGTTTTGGTAGCGCTACAGTATTTGAAACTGCGGACACTCAAGAAATATCATCTACTTATGACGCTAACGCGCAAAAAGTGGTCATTGCTTATAGACATGGGGAGGCGCTAAATGGCGATACTGGCTACGGCACTGCCATCGTTGGAACGGTTAGCGGAACATCAATTAGCTTTGGGAGCGCTGCTACGTTTGAGGGCGGAGGCGAGGTAGAAGCCACATCGGCGGTTTATGATTCTGGTGCCCAAAGGGTAGTGATTGCTTATCGAGATGCCGGCAATTCTAACTATGGCACTTTTATTGTGGGAACGGTTAGTGGCACTTCAATTAGTTTTGGTAGTCCTTCAGTATTTGAAAGCGCAGCCACAGAATATATCGCAGCCGTTTACGACTCCAATGCCCAGCGGGTTGTGGTTTCTTACAGGGATGCCGGCAATTCTAACTACGGCACTGCTCTTGTATATCAAACTCCTTATACCGGGACTAACCTGACGGCAGAAAACTACATTGGCATTTCAGATGCCGCTTACTCCGATACAACAACAGCAACCATTCAGATCGTGGGCTCTGTGGATGACGCCCAGAGTGGACTGACTGCAGGGCAGAAGTATTTTGTGCAGACTGATGGCTCACTTGGCTTGACTGCCGGTGATCCAGAAGTATTTGCAGGAACAGCCGTATCAGCAACCAAACTTATTGTGAAGGGATAAAACATGAAAACGATTGTAGAAACCGAAACTGGCTTATCAAAATATCTGCTCGATGACAGTGTGACGATCACTGTTAATTCCGAACACATTGTCGTGGGTAATCCCGCTGAGTTTATTATTGCAGATTTAAACTCTAGTAATACAACAGTTTATGAAAATCTAGCTAATACCCGCGCTGATTGGACAGGCAACAAATACATGTTTGACGGCACTACATGGACGCAAAACCCCGATTGGGTTGATCCTGACGCAGAGTAAGAAATGAGCGAGTTATTTGAACTGGCGGCAACTCTGTAACATGAGCAGCGTGGGAAACACATCTATGATGGATAACAGGCTTGACCGCATAGAGCAAAAGCTTGACAAGCTAACTGAAGCGGTATCTCAGATTGCCCGTGTGGAAGAGCAGCTGCTGTCTGCTTTTAAGCGTATGGATCGACACGAAAAAAGATTAGACGATCAGGAGGATGATATACGAGAGCTAGAAGGCGCTATGTTAGCTAACTCAAGCTCTGTTAAAAACGCTGAGCGTTTCTTTTGGATTGTTGTCAGTGCTTGCATATCCTTTGTTGTTTACATGGTGCGATAACCTATGTGGCAAGCTTTACTATCACCAATCACAACGTTGCTAGGTCAGGTTCTAAAGAACAGGGCTGAAGAAAAAAACGCAGTACATAAAGCAAAGATGCAAGTTATTCAAAACACAGCGTCTTGGGAACAGCTCATGGCTACTGCTAGTATTACCTCATGGAAGGACGAGTGGTTTACATTGTTGCTCTCAGCGCCTGTGGTTGCCGTTGTGTGGGGCATTGGGATGAACGATGTGGAAATACTAGATCGTATTGGTCTTGCCTTTGAGGAGCTTAACAGGCTTCCTAATTGGTATCAGTACTTGTTATTCATGGCAGTGTCTGCATCTTTTGGCATACGTGGTGCTGACAAGCTGCTTGCGTTGAAGGGGAAGAAGTAGATGGCTATTGGAGATCAGTCTAACAACCCTATTTACGATATAGAAACCCCAGACGGTACTGTAACTAACCCGTTTTTTAGTGGTCGGATACAAATAATAGGTACTCCTAACTTAGACGCAGTTCGTGCTATTAACGCAGCTTATCGTGCAGGAACACGTGCGGACAGAGTATTATGCAACGCTGGTGGTGGCTTAGTAGGCGGTGGGGGAAGCGAGTGTTACTTTGGAGAAGCTGCTTTTGATAAAGCATCTCAAATTGTAAACAACTCTGACGCACCTGACGACATTAAAAGTAAGGCTCAAGATTGGCTAGATGCTAATCCTGATTTTACAGGTGGTGAAGAAACAGACGGTGACGGCGACGGTACTGATGATGGGACAACAGAACAATCAATTTTAAATGAGTACTACGAAGTATTTGGCGAAGAACTTGTTAATGATGTTATTAACAAAACAGGGGATCTTATAGAAACAGCTAAAGCTTCTGCTGAAGATCCTTTAGGCGCTATAAAAAATATACTTGGTAACGTACTTCCTGCGGCTAAAGACTGCCCAAGCTGGACAGATCCGTGTACTAGTGCTAGCGGTGGTGGCACAGTAGCTGGCGGCGGTAACCCCTGTTGGAAAGACTGCGTAGAAGTTGGTTTAATTTTTGGTATTCCCGGTTTACCTATGCCTCCCGGTTTTATGGGAAAAACAGTACGGGATCTTGATAACGCAGTTAAAGCAATTGGAAAAGACATAGAGGATTTTATTGAAGATCCTACTGGAATTTTTGATGAAATTGGAAAAGCAGTTGAGGCTGTAGGAAAAACAATAGATGATTTTATTGACGATCCTTTTGGAACTCTTGAAGGAATCATCGACGACATAAAAGATCAAATTAAAGATATTTTTGCTCCGGGTGCTGATCCTCAAGGCATCTATGATTGGATGAAGGGCATTTTAGGCAATGTTGTTAGTGGTGTTGTTTGGAACACAATTGGCGACACCATTGACGAACTTTTTGTTAGCGGTGGAGACGATGATGAAGATGATGATACCACTATTGATTACGGAATGTGTGATGACGGGTTTACTGAAAAATTAGATGAAGATGGTACTAATTGTTCTGGAGTAGAACCAATAAATGAAATAGGGGATCCTTGTACTACTGGTGACGGCAAAGACGGAACGTATCAAGAAGTAGATGGAGAATTAAAGTGTGTTTCTGGTACTACAGATGACGATGTAGATCCAGATGACGATGTAGATTCAGATGACGATATTGACTGTAGCCAACCTGTTTCTGTTACTCCATATGCTACTTTAGTTCAAAGACAGATTGCTTACAATAACAAGTGTAAATCAGAAGGCTGGTGTCCCGCAAGCCCCGGAGAAACTCCTACAAAAGCGGAAGACCATAAAGAGGGAGACTGCGGTAATCCTCTAAAAACTGACGATGAGCCTCCACCGGAGCAGGGCGATTGTCCCGAAGGAATGGTTAAGTGTCCCCCGGGGCAGTTAGGGTCAAACGGCAATCCTTGTGTTTCAGACGAATCGCAATGTGTTGAAAGGCCTATTGATGATACTCCAGAGCCTCCACCGCCTGAGTCTGAGTCTTGTAACGGTAATCCTCAAACAACGGAAGAAATAGATGCGTGTATAGCCGCTGGTTGGACAACGTGTCCTGATGATAGGCAATATGCTGGCAAGTGGATCAAGCCGGAAGCAGATCTAGATAGGGACTGTGGTTCTGTTAAGCCAACCGGAACACCACCACCACCAGAACCACCCCCAGAACCACCACCGCCACCCCCACCGGGAGAGTGTCGTAACGGAGCTATAGATTTCCCCGATTGCGGTCAGTGTCCCGATGGACAGCAAATGGTCAACGACATGTGTGTTACTATTTACACCTGTCCTGACCCTAACGCTACAACAAACGCGGACGGAAGTTGTGGGCCTTGTAAGCCGGGATACGTCTTTGACGGCTCTGTAGAAAAATGTGTACAAGAAGAACTGCCGCCGGGGACACCACCAGAAGAACCACCACCAGAACCACCCCCAGAACCACCCCCGGAACCCCCACCGGAACCCCCGCCTTCTTCTGGAGGAGGTGGTGGAGGAGGCGGTATGTTTAGTCAACCGTCTATGGATGTTCCTCCAATGGGTGATCCACAGCTTTTAGCTAGAATGGAGTTTCCAATTGTAGATTACTTATCTGAGTCTTTAGCAAAACAAACTAAAGAGCAGTTAATGACAGGAATGTTAACAGGAAGCATAGTATGACGTATTTAGACATAGTAAACAACGTACTGAGGCGTCTTAGGGAAGACACAGTAACTACTGTTAACGCTAACACGTACAGCACTATGGTTGGTGACTTCATCAATGACGCAAAGCAACTCGTGGAAAACGCTTGGGATTGGTCTAATCTTAGGTCTACCCTGACGTTGACCACGGCGGCTGATGACTACACGTACTCCCTTACGGGCTACCAAGACCAAGGAAAGATTCTTAACATCATTAATGATACGTCTAATATCGTGATGGAATACAGGCCTCAGACTTGGTTTGACGATAAGTTCTTGGTTAACACCCCTGCGTCCGGTGCTCCACAGTACTACACCTTTAGCGGTATCGACGGTTCTGGTGATGCACAGATTGATGTGTACCCTAAGCCTGACGGTGTGTACTCTATCAAGGTTAAGAGCGTTATAAGAAACGTAGCCTTGAGTGCTGACGCTGACACGTTGGCTATTCCTAGTCAGCCTGTGATTCATATGGCAGTAGCTCTGTTGGCTCGTGAGCGTGGGGAGACAGGCGGTACATCTACCCCTGAGTACTTTGCTCTTGCTGACAAGTATCTCTCTGATGCAGTTGCTTTGGATGCACAAAAGCATCCTGAAGAAACTATCTTTTACACCCCGTAGGAGTACGTATGGCCCAGCCACTACAAAGTATTAACTTAATTGCTCCTGCGTTCAAGGGGATCAACACAGAGGATTCTCCTATTGCACAGGATCCGTCCTTTGCTGAAGTTGCAGACAACGCAATTATTGACAGGCGTGGTCGTTTGGCTTCACGTAAGGGTAATGCTGTTGTTACCACAAACAAGACAGTTTTAGGTGCTGACTACTTGCACAACGTACACGAGTTTTACGACAGTGCGGGTAACGAGGTAATCTTTAGTACTGGTAACAACAAGATTATGACAGGCACAACTACTCTGGTTGACGCTACGCCGGGGTCGTACACAATTAGTGCTAACGATTGGAAGATACTTAACTTTAACGATTACGCTTACTTCTTCCAACGCGGCTACGAGCCTCTGGTGTACAGCAATGCACTGGGTGCAGTAACAAAAATGTCTGCTGTTAGCGGAGCGTCTGTAGCTGCTGCACAGTACTGTAACGAAGCTGTTGCTGCTTATGGTCGTGTGTGGTGCGTAGGTAACGCTAGTGATGACAACACAATCTACTGGTCTGATCTACTCAAGGGACATGACTTTGCTGGTGGATCTAGCGGTTCTATTGATGTATCTAAGGCGTGGCCTAACGGGTTTGATAAGGTTGTAGCTCTTGCAGCACACAACGGGCTGTTGATTATCTTTGGTGAGAACAACACGCTTGTGTACGCTAACGCAGAAAGCCCTGCATCTATGGAAATACGTGATGCTATTCCGGGTGTTGGCTGTGTAGACCGTAAGAGTGTACAGAACATTGGTACTGACTTGATCTTCTTGACTCAGACAGGCTTACGTAGTCTTGGTAGAACCATACAAGAAAAGTCTCTGCCTATTACAGACTTGAGCAGAAACATCAAGCAGGAGATTATTGCTAATACAACGGCTAAAACAGTTCCTGTGAGTTCTGTGTATAGCCCTGAGAACTACTTTTACTTGCTGTGTTTTCCAGACCTCAACCTTGTCTATTGTTTTGACGTTAGGGGTTTGTTGGACAACGGGTCGTACAGAGTAACACGCTGGCCTAGTGTGGACTTTAAGAGTTTCAACAGGGACAGAAACGGGGACATATACATTGGTACAACAGCTGGACTAGGCAAGTACGACAACTACTTAGACAACGGTAGTCCTTACCGCTTCAGGTACTTCAGTCCCGGCCTTACCTTTGGTGACCCCGCACGAATCAAGATGCTAAAGAAGATTAGACCCACTCTGATTGGAGGAAACAACTCAGACATATTCCTCAAGTGGGCTTACGACTTTTCAACATCAGCCAGTACTAGCACGTTTAGAACTAGCTCTGGTGTTCCGGGTTTCTATGGGCAGTCTGAATACAACATCGCTGAATACTCTGAAGAGGGTGTTACTCTGAGCAGAAACTCACTAAACACCACAGGCTACGGGTCAGTAGTCAGCGTAGGTCTTGAGACAGACATAAACGGTTACGCTTTGTCCATACAGGAAATGAATGTATTAGCACTTGTAGGTAAAACGATATGATTATAACCATGAATTACAATAAAAACAGGGGTACTTACTAATGGGTTTTTTAAGCGACATTATAGACGCCTTTGTTCCTAGCAACATTGAAGCTCTCTATACCTCACCTCTGCCCCAAGCCGAATCGCCTGATATTGGTTTTAAAGGTTTTACGGTAACAGGCCCAACAGGAGTAATTAAGGGGCTGGACGAAGGCGGGGTAACTTATACTTTAGGCGGTAGAGGCTCAGCAATTCAGAGTGCTTTGGAATCTGAAGCGTTATCTAGGTTTGGTGGTGTTCCTGCTACTGCAGCTCAGATGGGCGCTATCGGTGGTCAGTTGTTAGGCACAGGTCAACAACAGCTAGGCGTAGACCCCTTTGGCCTCGCTGGTCAACAAGAAGCAGCACAAAGCGCGTTTGGTCTAGGCCAGCAGTTCATGGGTCAAGCTGGTATGCCTATGGGTGCTAGAGAACAAGAGGTGTATGACCGTATTAGGGCTACACAGCTTGGTGAAGAAGAGAGACAGAGGCTTGCGCTAGAAGAGCGTTTAGCTGGTCAGGGGCGCTTAGGTGTGCGTACAGCAATGTTTGGTGGTACACCAGAGCAACTGGCGTTGTCTCAAGCACAAGAGCAAGCACAAAACCAAGCGACTCTTATGGCAATGCAACAGGCACAACAAGAGCAGGCGCAGCAGGCGTCTCTAGGTTCTCAGTTTGCAGGCTTAGGCTCTAGCCTAGCAGGACAACGGCAAGCACTGGAAGCTGCACAACAAGCTAGGGCTTTACAGGCTCTACAGGGCGGCATGGGCCTTGCTACGGGAGGTCTAGGGTTAGAACAGGCACAGCAACAGATTGGCTTAGGTGCGCTTCAGGGCGCTTATGTACCGCAAGCCGCTATGTTGTCTGCGTTCTCTCCTGCACTTGACGTAGCGTCTCTGGCAGATGTAGCACGTAGACAGCAAGGCGAGTTTGACCTAGAAACACAGATGGCTAATATTTCTGGCCTCGTTGGACAGAGGGCGGCTCTGGCTACTCTGTATGGTAGTATTTACGGTGGTCTAGGATCTGGCTTAAGCGGGTTACTTAGTGGTGATTTAGATTTTTGGCCGTTTAGTTAAAGATAAAGGATAAAGAACATGGCTTACGATATTGGTGGGATGCTTGCTAGATCTGGTGCAACTACTGGTCAACTTATGGCCGGCGGTATTGCTGACGTAGGTGCTGGCATAGGTGGTTTACTTACTCGCCGCAGGGAAAAACAAGCGGAACAAAACGCACAGCAGCAGTTCCAGCAGATTCTTGGGGCTTATCAAAACAACCCCGCTGGAATGAGAACTGAAGCTCAAAGCATGGTGGCAAGCGGTGACCCTAATCTCCAGAGGGTTGGTAAGCTGCTAATGGACGAGGCAACCCGTCTTGAGGGTGTGCGCACTGCTCAAACAGCGGCTTTAGAAACATCACAGCAAGACATACAGCGTGAGGCACAACGCAAGAGAGCCATGCAAGTTGCTATGCAGGATGGGAACGAAAATGCACTCGTTGCGCTTAAGGCTGGGGCATTAGACCCTGTGGAATACTTAAAAAGCAGGGCTACAGCAAAGCCAGAACCCACTCAATATGATTACTCAGAAGAAACAATTATAGGGGAAGACGGAAAGCCTCTGCGTATCCAAGTAGGCGTGAGTAAAACTAACCCATTAGACAGAGTTGTAGTACCTATTGGGCAAGCCGTTCCTTCTGGCGACAAAGGGGGATCAAAAAACCTAAACCAGCTTTTATTAGATGCTGGTCTAGATCCAGCGGACTATGATACAACAACAGTAGAGGGACTAAAAAAGATCAGGTCTTTTGTTATTACTGATATTGGTAACGCTTCTTTAGCAAACACGCTCACTTCTATGATTGAAGAAAAAGCTCCTATAGGCGTTACAGCAGCGTTTGATATGATAAACAAAATAGACCCTTCCTTTGCTGCTGCTCAAGAGGACTTATCTAGAGTCGAAAAGTTTAAGGGTTTACAAACGTTAGCAGACCAAGATGTTTCAGGCTTAAAGAACTTGCTTGAGCGAGTAGTAAGTGGAACCACGGAGTCTGATGTTAAGGCTGTTTCTGAACTTCAGCAGTTCAGAGGCGACAAAGACTTAGTTAACAAAATTAAGGACTTTGCCAGCGGATTAGTTAGCGGTAAGTTGTCTCCTGAGACGGTTTCAGAATACGCGGAAATCATGGAGATAGTTGGAGCATTAGCGGAGCAAAGACAACTGAGCACCATAAACTCTTTAATTATCTCTGGAACGCCAAAGGAAGCAGAGGGCGCAGCAAGAGCAAAAACTTTTATTTTGGAAGGCCGCAATCAAGCTAGGATTGTAAACTAAGGAAAACTCTGATGGAAATTAGTCGAGTAGAACTACCCACAGGTCAGGTTGTTACAGTAGAGCATCCTGAAGATTGGCCTGAGTACAAGGTAACTGCTTTTGCAGAGCTTAATGCGCCTTCAGCTGTGCGTACTGAAGCTCCAAGTGGCACTGACAACAAAGATGATGACGTTACTACAGTAGACGCAATTAAACTAGGCCTAGCGCGAACAGCCATGCAGTTTATTCCTGACACGTTTTTAATAAGTAATGAAGAGCTTATGGAAAGCATTAGACAGGCTAAACTAGGGAATGTAGAGAACGCAGGTACGTTTCAAGAAAGAAAGGCTAGGGAGCTAGCAGGAGTTCCTGTGGACGCTGAGTTGGGCTACGGACAAGAAGTTGTTGCAGGGTTAGCGGACCCTCTTAATGTCGTAGGTTTACGGGGTGGTGTTAAGTCTGTTTTACAGGGTTTAGTCCCCACTGTTGCAGCTTCAGTTTCTGGAACCACCGGAGGAATGGCGGCGTCTCAAATAGCAGAAGATTTTGGGGCAGGTCAGTTGGGTCAGGAGCTTGCAGGGGCGCTTGGTGGAGGACTAACAGCCGCTTCTGGAGGAGTCGCAACAACTGCGGCTATATCAACAGGCATGAGGGTTGCAGGAGATATAAAAAATAAAGTCGTTGGTGGAGACACCGGAACATTAGGTGTTGCTTCTGACGCGCTCGCTAATAGCAAGGTACGTGCAGAAATTAATAGGATTAAGGCAACATCTAGACCTGAAGAAGTAACACGGGCTGTTGAAAATCTTGCGTCTCTCAAAGAAGAAATACCTGATTTGGAGATTGGTGGTCTAGTGGCTACTCTTGTGGAAAACCCTATTGTACGAGATTGGGTGCGAAAGACTACTCAAAATAACAAGGGCTTTCAGAAAGAGTTAGTTGAAAAAATAGCTAGAGACTCTGTAAAGGTTGCAGAGAGGTTTGATAAGATTTTAGGGGAAAGCGAGGAAATAGGCAGACCAATAGTAGCTGGAGTTGCAGAGGACCAACTAAAGAAAACTCAAGCCGCATTGCGAACAACAGTTGATAGACAAAACAAAAACATAAACAACGTACTAGACGGGTTGACCACTAGGTTACTTGGTACGAAAGACATTGTTGACGTAGGTCGTGTTTCACAAAAGCTTCTTAATAGGAAAGAGGCGGTTGTTCGTAAGGCCGCAAGCAAGCTGTACGATCAAGCAAAGTCAGAGGCTAAGAAAGTAACGCTGTCTGACCAAACAATCGTTAACCTCGCTTCTATGTTCAAGGGCATTAAAACATCAGATATATTTGGGCCTGAGAGCAAGACAGCCAGAAAACTAGAAATTGTTTTAAAGCCTAAAAAGAGCGCAGGAGAAGACGCAGAATCTCAAGTAAAGGTTCCTAAAATAACCGGAGAAGATTTAATATCTCTTAAAAAGTCTTTGAACACAGAAGTATCAAAACTGTTACGAGTATCAGACAAAAACTCAGAACAGAAGCAACTTTTGGACCGTTTGTTTAAGCTTAAAGATGTTGTGGATGGTGTAGTACTTGAGCAGGCAGGAGAATCTCCTAAGTTTGTTAAAGCCTACAGAGACGCTGATGAGTTTTACTACAGGGAACTAGGCCTGCCAATGAAGGCTGAAGGCATGAGAGAGATTAAAACTAAAAGATTCATGTCTGGTGCTGCCCAGAGCCTGATGAATTACGAGCAGGCAAGGGACTACGTTAATTTTGTAGGCAAGCAAGGGATGGGTGTTGTTAGACACGCTGTGCGACTAAAGGCTGACCAAGCAGGTGTTGTAGACGCGAGTGGCGTTATAAGTCAAAACAAATTAGACACCTTTAGACGAAGAAACGAAAGGCTAATTAAGTTTGCTGGTCTAACTGAAGAGTTTAGTGACACTTCAAGTAAACTAAAAACAATAAAAAATACTCAGGCTCGTCACAACGAAGCATACAACGAAAAGTCTAGAGCACTTACACAAAGTTTCTTTAAGTCCATTACGGACAATAACCTAAGCACTGTAGTAAAACAGATGCTCAAGCCAAAAAAGAGGGCAGAGTACTTGAGGGATATTAATAAGCTTGATTCCTCCCAAAGAGATTTGGTAATGACAGGCATTAGGCAGGAGTTTCTAGCACAGGCTTTGCAGACAAAAGGAACAATGAAAGACTTTATCAATAAACACGCTGAAGCAACTAGTGACCTGTTCGATAAAGACTACGTTAGAAACATTAACAAAATGGCAGAACTAAAAGATTTGATGGGTCAGATTAGCTCCCTACTCAAAGATACACTAGGGGAAACAGGCGTTATTGATACTCTACAAGATATGACGGGCGTAAGCATTGCGGAGTATGCAGGAACTATCAGAAATCAGATTTTGTCCACGGAAAGAAAGTTTATAAACCTAGCTATGAAAGCAACGACTACAAGCGGCAAAGATAAGTATTATATTAAATCAGCAGAAGTTTTATTAGACCCTGACGTAGTAGCAAAACTAGCGAATCCACCGGAAGGCAGTCTGAAGTCTTGGGCAAAGGACACAATGCAAGGAGCAGGGGATTACTTAAAAGATGTTGGATCTTATTTTACTCAGGTAATGCAGGGGCATCTGACTCTAGCTACTCTTAAATCTATGGAAGCAGCTAAGGATGTTCCAACTCCAGAAGAGCAAGAACAACTTATGGCACAGGGAGCACAACAATGAAAGACAAAGACCACACAGTAAGCTACACATCCCACGACTACCACACTATGTGTCAGAAGTCAAAGGATCGTATCAAGAAGATGCAAGCGCAGGGAATACCTACGCCCCATGACCCGAAAGACAAGCCAGAGGACGTAGGTAAGTCAGAGGGCTACTCCATATTCTTTATGTCATAGCTCACAGTTGTTACCTGTGCAGGCCAGTTGTTGTGACCCCTCAGTCATATCGCTGGCCTCTTCTATATCCCACGATATTTCCTTTGGAAAGTCCTTAACCAGCTGGTTGTACGTTTTCTTGTCTACCGGCTCATAAGGAGCCTGCTGGTACGTGTGGTCTGAGTAAGGCAAGAAAGATATACCACTTACCTTGTCAAACTTGTTGTACAACCACTGGCCCACCTCTAGAAACTCCTCATCACGATAGTAACAGGTCATTGATGGCTTATGCTCACACCAGTAGTCCTGATATATCTCCCACAGATCTAACTGCTCCATAGCACCCATGTCTGAGGCCGTCACAGCGCCTTCAGGAGACGCGATAGGAAAGGAGAATACCCGTGTACTAGGGGACATTAGATCGTCCTCCACAGGCACACCAGCGGCCTCTAAGACCCCACAAAGTGGGTCACGAGAGTCTGCACGGACTCTTCGAATATATTGACTGCTGTAGCGAGGGTGAATCCCACTAGCAGAATCGACCAGCTGACTAACAGTACCTGAAGGCTTAACCGCAGTAATAGCGACAGAAGGGTTAATACCAAGTTGTTTAGCCCAGCGTTCATTTGTGACAATAGCTTCATTACGCATCTCCGTAAGCCACTTCTTCAGCTTTGCCTTGTCCTCCCGTCCTGAGAGCACAGGGTGATCCATGATGCCCGTAAGCGATACACCTAACAGTGCCTCTTCCTCTGTGTTGGTCTTCCAGATGTTACGCAGGTAACGGAAGTCAGTCAGGGTAGCCTGTAGAGTTCCAAGGATAGACGCAATGCGTACTTTTCGTTTGAGGCTTGCGAGTGTATCGTTCGACCTGATAACAACTTCTGATAGATTGCAGAATTGATAGGGCCGCAAGATGATTTCGCTACATGGATTAGTTCCAAAATCATAGGTAGCATCTCTTCGCTCGTTCTTTGCAGCTT